CAAATAATGTTTTTAAATATAATAAATCGAATCTGTGTAAGATTTGTGAAAACTTGGTGAAAGAACCTTTGAATGAAGAATAAGTATGTAACGATTGGCATAGATTTATCGATTACATGTCCTGCCATAACTGTACATATAGGCAAAAATTGGAATTGGAAAAATTGTATATTCCACTACTATACTTCAAATAAGAAATCAGTCTTCGGTGATAAGAACTTTGTAGGAACACACTATGCCGATTGGCAAACTGACATGGAGAGATATGGAAACATATCAAGCTATATTCTCTCTATAATAGAAAAATATTCACCACAATCAATCAATTTGGAAGGATATTCATTTGGTTCGACTGGTCAAGTGTACAATATTGGAGAAAATGGCGGAATATTAAAATGGAGATTGTTTTCTGCTGGATATTCTTGTAATATTGTACCACCCACTGTAGTTAAAAAGTTTGCCACTGGAAAGGGCAATGCAAATAAAAGTTTAATGTACGATCACTTTGTTCTTGACACAAATTTGAATTTGTGCGATATTTTGAATTGCAAAACTTCGGATAAGAGTCCATGTTCGGATGTTGTAGATTCATACTTTATTTGTAAATATGGACTTTTTAATTAGGAATGTCAAATGACAAAAGCATCAAAATATGGATTGGATGTAGATTCTCCTTCCGTAGATAGCAAACTAAGCAATCAAGAAAATTATCAAAAGATTGCACAAGAACTTGCACAAATAAATTTATTTCAAGAAATCGTTGAGCAATACGTTGCAAAATTATTGACTGATAATGTTGGTAATTTTGTTTCAATGTTGTTAAGCGGTTCTTCATTTTCTTCTGTTTTTTCAGGAGGTGGTAATAGCGAATTTAGGAATAGTTTTGCCACTGGCATTTCTAATGCAATTAATGATCCTAGTAATATTGAAGTAAAGACTGCACTGGCAGATTATTTAAATGCGTATTTTGGACTTACTCCTACTACACCAATAGAACCAATTGAGTAAATTATATGACCAAAATTGTTTTTGATTTAGAAACTACTGATTTGTTTCCTTGCGGTCAAATTTTAAATTACGCATTTGTTTGTTTACACGATGATGGAAAACGAGAAGAATTGATTGGTGATATTGAATTGAGTCCTGGACAATTGCCATCAGTAGATGCCATAAACACCACAAAGATTAATATATCAGATCATCTTCAGGGAAAACTTGACGATGAATTTCAAGCTATGTCTAAAATACATTCGTTTTTGATTAATATAATAGAAAATAGTCAAAAGCAAGTAGTTATGGTCGGACATAATATTGCAAAGTTTGATTTGCATTTTCTGAGGACTTCATTAATAAGAAACGGATTTAATCCTTACTTCGGAAGAAACCTATCATTTGCCGATACCATACATTTGGCTAAAAAGTATTGTGCTTTACGTCCAGATAAAATTCCTTCAAATTTTAAATTGTCTACCTTAGTAAAAGAATGGCTAAATTGTGATGATCAATCTTTTCACAATTCTCTTTCTGATGTAGAACACACAATAAATTTATTAAACTTCTTTGAGCAAGATGCTAAACTTACTGTAAATTTTAATACGTATGAAAATGTCAAGTTTTCTAAAGAAGAATTGCCTGCAACATATATTGCCACGTTTAAGAACGGCAAGTTGATGGAAACACCTGTTGTAAAAATATCCGAAAATAAAAGTTACTCTTTGTGGTTGGATCTTTCCGTTGATTACAAATCTTTAGGCAGGAGCGCCGTACATTGGTTCAAAAAAGATTTGTCATCTTTTATTCCATTGCGTAGATATACAAATAATAATGAAATTGTTGCAGCCATAAATTTCGTTCATAGTGAAGAGCAATCTTATTATAATGTTGAAACATTTTTTGATAGACAAGTGTGTGATGTAGAAAATCACATTTATTTGATGCCATATTCTGAAATAGAAATTCTTAGAAAGGCGATACATGAAAATAAACTCCAAGGTTTGGAGATGTCGAGTGATTATGCCAAAAAACTTTATATGCGTTTTATGATGAGGCGTGGTAATGAATTCATATTAAGCAAATATGTTTCAAATAGATACTTCAATAAACAATTTGTGATAGATAAAAATGATGTAAACATTACACATTGGACTTTGCAAGAACAATACAAAAAGGCTTTGGAATTAAGCTCCAAGGAAAGTTCTAATCATATTAATAGTTTAATAGAATTGTATGAAAATTTTGCAAAAAAGTTTGATTATGCTTTAGAGTCGTGTTAATATATAATAGTATTAAATAGAGTTTTCCTATGGATTTAAATTTTTGGACAATATCGATAGCCGTTGCATTCGTAGTAGGCTTAATATTAGGTTTTGTAGTGCAAGACTTAATTCACGTCAATCATATCGAATCAAAGGTTAAATCCAAGCTAAAGAAAGAGAGAATGCACATTTGGGTATCGGCTTGGAGATATTGTATTTTTCGTGTAACGGATGAGTGGAACGATAATGTAGAAGCATTTGCCATTCGTTGCGCCGAAGATACATTTGAGGATTGGCACAAAACATTAGAAAAATAGGAATCTCCATAATTCGGAGATAAAAATGCTAATTATAGATTTTAATCAGATCATCATCTCATCGTTGATGGCACAATTAAAGAGTGACAAGACAAAAGAAATAAATGAGAATTTAGTAAGACACATAGTACTATCGAACATACTACATCTAAAGAAAAAGTTTCCAGAATACAAAGAAATTGTTTTAGCTGCCGACGATAAAAATTACTGGCGCAAAGATTTTTTTCCATACTACAAAGCACAAAGAAAGAAGTGGAGAGATGATTCCGAATTTGATTGGAATTTAATTTTCAATTGTCTAAACAAGATAAGAAACGAAGTCTCGGAAACCTTTCCGTACAAAGTAATACGTGTCGAAAAGGCCGAAGCTGATGATATTATTGCCACACTCTCAATAGATAAATCTCGTTCTGGCGAAAGTGTGATGATAGTTTCCGCTGATAAAGATTTTGTGCAATTGCAGAGATTTGATAACATCAGACAATATTCACCATTTATGAATAGGTTCTTGAATCATCCAAATCCTTTGGAATTTTTAAAGGAACATATACTACAGGGCGATAGAGGTGATGGTGTACCAAACTTCTTATCAGCCGATGACACATTTGTTTCCGATAAAAGTCAGAAACCAATTCGCAAAGAGAAACTTGCAACTTGGCTCAAGTCTGATCCAAAAACATTTTGTGATGATATAATGTTTAGAAACTTTAAAAGAAATGAACAAATAATTGATCTTACAAAAATACCAGAAGATATAAAGGATAAGGTTAGACAAAATTATTCGTCATACATAATACCTAGTAGGAATAAATTATTTCCATATTTTGTCGAGAATCAATTAAATTTGTTATTGGAGGATATCAATGACTTCTAAAATAAGAACTGTGGGTGATGTGATAGATGCGGTAAGGAAAGAAATCAAAAAGGCAGACAAAAAGAAACTTCTCAAAGAACATGATACACTTGCATTAAGAACATTACTGAGGCTTCAATTTGATGCAAATCCGATTGTTAAGCACGATTTGGCCGAAGGTGTACCAGAAGGTTCCATAAAGTCGTGGCCACATGAAGAGGCGCCTGCCAATCTTTCGACTATATATAAAGAGTACAAGAATTTTTTGTCTGCTAATACTCACATGACCAAAGTTAAAAGAGAAATGAATTTTTTAAAAATTTTGGGCAAATTGAATACTAGAGATGCAACAATATTAGTCAGTGTAAAAGACAAAAATCTTGACTTGGGTTTAACGAAAAAGGAATTACAATCAGTTTTTCCTGATACCTTTTTTTAGGATTTTATGTCGAAGAAAAATATTCTAAGGTCGGTTTCTAAATTTGTTTTTCATTTGTCTTTGTTTTTGCTGACCTTTCATTTTACGTTTTACTGCTTTTCACTGTTCATTGATTTAAGCGAACCATTGCCCAATTCTGGAGTTGCAACAGACGCTATAAAAAGAAATCCTGTCATACACGAAATTTTCAGTAAAACTAGATGGTCGGAAGTTAGACCATGTGCTGAGTACATAAATGAAATGCAGCAATTTGATAAGGCCAAATCTTGTTCAAATTTAGCATTTGTATCGGAATACAACAAAACATTACCGGATAGTGTTTCAACACCACCTAGATGTTTTGTGCTTCCACATGGCTCACCTGATGTATTCTTCAGTGAAGAAAATTACATGAATTTTAGTCCGATAAGAATCGGTAATATGGGCTTCTTATCCATAGTAGGATTATATCATCCTGAAACCGAAACAATATTTCTTGTGGAAAATTATGATATAGCAAAGGTGTATAGACATGAATTGCAACATTATTTTCAACATAAACTTGACCCTCAATTATTAAAGCATAATCATAAAGGTTTAGTATGGAATCTTTGCGAACCTAAGTATTATACGACTTCACAAGAACAAATAAATTTATATAAACAACAACTACACTTGATTAGAAATCAATAGTGTGTTATAGTTAAATTAAGTTTACAAGAATAGTATTTAATACTATTAAGAAAAAAAGTTGAAATGAAAGTCTCGAATTTTAATAAATAAATGGAGATACATTGTATGCCAACATACGATTATCAATGTCAACAATGCCTACACACTTTCGAGGAGGTTTTAAAAATCGATGACCGCAATCTACCTACTTTGTCTCCTTGCCCTCAATGTAACACAGAACAATCAATACTGCTTATCGTGGGTTCGCCACTAATAGCAGATCCAATTCGTATCGGTGTAAAAAAGCCTCATGGAGCATTTACTGAAAGAATGCAGGAAATGAAGAAGAGGCTAGGTCCAAAGGCAAACATTCAAGTATAAATGAAAAACGATAATAACTACCTAAAGTACAACCTAGAAGATATTGATTTATCTGAATTTGAAAATATTGAAAATGCTGAAATTGAAGATAGATCAATTAAAATAGAAGATAAGAGAAGACGACAAAAAAAATTATTGAGGCGCATGTACGATTTAAAGTTCATAGAGCCAATAACAGAAAATCAAAAATTAGCATTTGAACATTGGTCAAATGATAAAAATTTGTTATTATTTGGTGCCGCAGGGTCCGGTAAAACTTTTTTGGCAATTTATTTTGCACTAAAAGAATTAAAAGCTGGAACCGTGAACAAAATTTATATCGTCAGAAGTGCCGTTACTACTAGAGATCAGGGATTTCTTCCTGGTTCATTAGCAGAAAAAATGGCTCTGTATGAAATGCCATATAGAGATATTTTTAAACACATGACACTAAGAGCCGACACCTACGATATACTGAAAACAAAGGGATATTATGAGTTTATGTCAACTTCTTACATAAGAGGTTTAAACATAGACGATGCAATCATAATATTAGATGAAGCACAAAACTGTACATTTCATGAAATAGATTCTCTGTTGACACGAGTTGGTAAAAACACAAGATTGATATTATGTGGTGACACTGCACAAAATGATTTGCAAATGCATAAAAAGATGGAAACTGGTATTAATGAACTGATATCTATTGTACATGATATGGAAGAGTTTGGTTGTGTAAAATTTACAATAGATGATATCGTAAGATCAGGCTTTGTAAAGAAATATTTACTTGCAAAAATGCGACTAGGTGTATTATAATCACCTGTCATTTATCATATTGGAGTTTATTATGTTGGTGATTATGTTTGGTCACAGAATGTATCGTGGCAAAGATACTGCTGCATTACATTTGATAGAGAAGCACGGATTTAAGAGATTTGCATTTGCCGATGCGCTTAGACACCACGTTGGCAAATTGTACAATATGTCTTGGGAACAGTTGAGCACAGAACTTAAATCCGTGGTTGATACAAGATAC